GGGAAATCAGAAACAATTATATTGTTTATAGTTGATTTTACTATTTATAGGACTATAAAGGATATTAAAAAGGAGAAATAAAAAAATGAATAAACAACAAGACAAACAAAGTTTAAAAGATGTTGTTAGTATAATTCAACAAACTTTTAAAAACATGGAGAAAAAAAGATATAAAATTGTAAAGGGTCTATTTTATTATGAAATTATAGATATTAAAAACAATTTTATTGTCGGATCTCAAGAAACTAGATTAGACGCAGAAAGAATAATTAAAAAACTTGAGAAAGGGGGAAAATAAAATGAACATAAAAGAGTTAATAAAAAATAATAAATATATGTGTACTTCAAATAATGATCACTATATGGAGATCACAAAGTTTGAAAATAATAAATTGTCTATATGTCCTCAAGGTGGGGGATTTGTTAAATCAATAGATATAAATAATCAAAATTTCATTGATGATGTAAGAAATGAAAAAATAAAATTTACTAATTCATTTCCAATGGAATGGAAAAAAGTAAAATTATATCATGATCATTGGGTTGAAGGTAATCATTATATTGAAGGGTATGTGACCAATCATAAGTGGAATGGTTGGTCAATTCCAATGGTTGAACTTGACCAAATCAAAAAGTTTAATGAAATACAGAAAAAAACTAATTCAATAACAGATCATGAATTATTTAAAATAATTGATGATGAAAATATATCAATCAGAGATTTTAATGAAGATGATATAATAACTATTGAAAGGTCAGAATTTAATTGTAATGGAAAAACAATTAAAGCTTTTGATGTGTCTATGGGTTGGACATGGTCAGAAGAAGAAATAAACCCAAAGAAAGGATAAAAGAAAATGGATAAATCAATAACGATTGAAAATGCAAACAATGAAAAAATGTACCTTTGCACTTGGAATGATGGTGATATAGTGCAAGTTCACACTGAAAAAACATTAAGAAAGGAATATGAAGGAACTAATTTGTTCGATAAGGAAGAGGGCAAGTTAGTTAATGACTCAATGTTTAATTGGTGTACTTTGATACCTACAAAAGCCTATGACAAGGCAAGATCATTGGACGAGGTTTTTAAAAAGTTTAATGATGAGGAAAATTATTCTTTCGTTGGTTACACGTGGCGTTTGGATAATTGCACAATAGAAAGGATAAAATAAAATGGAATGGTGGTATATACCAATGATTTTGGGTGTAGGTGGTTTTGTATGCCTATTAATGATTATAATAATCCATATTATTGAGGATCTAAGATGAAATACTACATGTTGTGTCTAAGCTCACGGACACAACTCCAGGTAGTGTTTAAAAATAATGCTTGATTATATTAATTATAGGATTATAAATGATAGAAAAACAGAAAGGATAAAAAATGACAAAAGAAAAAAACAAAACATTCACATCAATGGAAATAAATTGTATTGAAGTTGCAATTCAACATTTAATTGATGATATGAAAGATGCATTGGAGGATAGAAAGAAGATGGATAAGGAAGAACTTAATCATTGTTTAAATGTTTTAAATTCTTCTACATCTGTAAAGAAAAAACTTTGGTCTTTAGGAACTTATATTGATGATCTTAAAAAAAGTCATTGTAGTGTAACCCCTAAGCAAGTTGAGAAATTTACAAATGCTTATGACCATTTAGACTCAGACTCTTGGATTTCTGAAATACTGAATGCTAAAATTAATGTCAATAAATTAAGACTAGTAATAGCAGATCCAAAATGTGGAGAAGATGGGAAGGATATTAATTACTTGTGGTCGGAGAATATTACATAAAAAATGAAAAAGAATTTACCAACTCAAGATAGTGTAAAACGGCTCATGGAACAGACTTTAAAAAATATCTTGAGTTGTGTAGGTGGCGTATATTATAATAAATATAAATTAAAGTTAGAAAGGAAAAAGAAAAATGGCAAAAGAATATATCGTTGATATAAAAGGTGTAGTTATCTCAGAAGATGAGTGGGATAATACTACAATTACAATAACTAGAAATGGAATATCAGATGCTTTAGAATTTGATAAATCAGATATAGTTGAAACAACAGAAAGTGAGGAAGAAAAATGGAACCAATAACAATAACACTTAAAAGAGCAGTTTTCATAATCAAGCAACATGGAAACTTAGATGAGTTAGACAACTTTTTTAAAACATTAGGAAAGAAAAAAGTTTATAAATTAAAAGATCTTAAAGATTGGTTGGGGTATTAATATGAAAGAAGAACAATTAAACGCTTTTAAAGATGGTGTTGCAAATGCACTATTAGACGGTGATGTAGATGAGGATTTAAAAAATAAATATTGTAGACATAGCTATCAACAAGGCTATGATTTTGGTTTATTTTTATATGAAGAACAAAATAATGGAGAATTTAATTATAGGTACTAATATGAAAGCAAAAGATTATAAGGGCATTGAAGATTATATAAAGCAGAAAGACATAGAGAAGAAAAAAAGAATGTTGAAAGGCACAATTATTTGCAAAGCGAAGAAATGCGATAATTATTTATATGGGAACCAAAGCACAACGAACAGAGAATATTGCTCAGATTGTTTCTAAGCTCTAGTGTTGTATTTTTGCAACATGCTGCATTTATGCAACACAACCAGGAATTGAAAAAAAAATTTATTTTTTTCTTGTAATATGTTTGGGATAGTGTAGGACTATGTTTGATGTTTAATAATTTAAAAAATAAAAAAGGAGAAAGAAAATGATTGAAGATAAACAAAGAGAATACAGAGAAAGAGTATTAGCAGAAATAGAAAGAAATAAAGAAATTCAAAAGGAGAAAGCTAAAAAAAGATATAATGAGAAAAAAGATTTGAGAGAACTTAAAAGAGTTTTAAAGTTAAAAGAATTTAAAAAACAAAATCCAAATAAAAAATTAGTTACAAGATTAGTCTATAAAAATGGAGAGTGGGAGAGAATAGAAATTTGTCAACTTGAAGAAGACAATATTATAATTCAAGAAAAGAAAGCTAATAAAGAAAAATGGGATAGAATAAATAATTGGTGCGATAAACTTTCTAAAGCAAACATAGAAAGAAAACCAAAAAGATATCACAAACCACCACAAGATTTATCAATTCATACTCATAGTAAATGTAGAGTGCCTACATTTGCAAAAAGAAAAGGAGAGTAAATAATGGATAAAATTAAAATAGAATTAACCCTAGATGAACTTCACATAATTATGAATATACTTAGTGTAAAATCTCTAAGTGGTAATTTAGATGATGAAGATAGGGTTTTAGGGAGAAAGATACATCAATCAATTAAAAAACTAGAGAAAGGAGGTAAGAAAGATGGAAAAAGATAAATTAGATTTAATTAAAAAAATAATCACTTTAGTCGATACTAAAGAAGGTCTTAAAAAAATCGAAAATGCAGTTGATGAAGTTTTAAGAACTCAATGGGACAAAGAGGAAAAAGATAGAGAGGAGTTTGAACAATGGAGAAAGGATAAAAACGGAAACTCTGACTCTATAGTTGATTCACCTCTTTAAAATGAGTCTGGGGGCGTGGTAGTGTTACATGCCATGCCCTTAGTAATCTTTAATATATCCTGGAGGTAGTATTAATTTTTCCTCTCTATTTGGTTTTAAAACAACTCTTATTGACGTATCTTTTGGGTTGTTACTTTCATGAACTTCAATTCTTTTAATTTCTTCTAAATAACCTTTACTAGTCATAATGTAAATTCTTGCATTACTAATCGCATTACCCCTCATTCCGTTAGTACCCTCAGTAAATTTATCTAAATATTCTTGTAGATGTTTAACGAACATTATTTTTTATTTAATTTTATTTGTAAATCTGTAATGACATTTTTGTAACCAACTAAAAGATTTTTATTTTTTTCATTCTCTGACAAAACTTGTTTTAACTCCCAAATCTCTTTCTTTTGTTGATTAATCAATTGTTTATACCCTTCAATAGTATCTTGTAACTCTTTCGAACTTCTATGAACTTTCATTGTTGACTTTATAAAGGTGTTACCCTAAAAAGTCAATTATGGGTGTACCAAAAAGATTAACAGAAATGCAACAAAGATTTGCCGAGTTTTTAGTATTCGGTGATGAAAATGGACCTTTAACACAAACGGAGGCGGCAATTAGGGCAGGATATTCTCCAAAAAGAGCGAGACAAGAAGGATCTGAACTATGTAATCCAAGATTGTCTCCACTTGTAGTGAAGTTTATTGGTGAGCTAAAAGAAGAAAGATTAAAAAAACATGAAGTTACTTACGAGGGTCATGTTGCAGAGCTTGCTCGATTGAGAGAAGCAGCTTTGAAAAAAGGGAGTTTTTCCTCTGCGGTAAATGCCGAAGCAAACCGAGGGAAAGCTGCAGGATTATACATAGACCGGAAAATAATAAAAACAGGAAAGTTAGAGGACCTATCAGAAGCAGAGCTAGAAAATAAAATGAAACAAATTCTATCAGACTACGAACCGCTTTTAAAAGCGAAAACTGTCGAAGGCGAGTCATCAGACATTAAATCTTCTGAATCCTCTTTACCCAAGCTCGTGGAATCATCGTCCGATCCCCAAAACTAAATCCGTCATCATCTTTATCATAACTAGCAAAGAGTTTAATTGAGTCTTTATCTTTCGAATACAACCAACCCTCATTAACTGGTCGTGCAAGTTTCATTCTATCAAATTCTTTCTCAGTAGCCCAGCCCGAATCACTCACACAATCGATCCACTCCACTCGGACTTTCGGATAAGGTATGTCGGGAGTTACAGTTGAGGCAATAGCTTTTCGTCTTTTCCTAGGCATGTATAGGTTTATATCACAGATTGATTTATTTAAAATAAGCATTCGCGCGCGCGATAGGATTTTTTGTAGTACATATTAATATGTACCAAAAAACAAAAAGTGTACTAAAAAGTGTACACCCTAAACCTATATATATCAACACTTCTAGGTCAAAAGTACACAAAGTACACTTTATTTCATGAAATAAAAAAATATTTTTTTAATCTGTCACAGAATACTATAGTAATTGTTTTTCTGCCCCATTTTTACCATAATGTAGATCCATTACTGCCAATTTATCCTCGGCTTCTGCCATTTTTAGTAATAGTTTATCCACTTCTAAAGTAATATCTGGGTGTTCAGGTATTATAATCTCCTGATCACTAAAACATTTAATTTTGTACTTAGCATCTTCAATATCTGCTTCGTATCTCTTCTTTAGAACGGTTCTAAGTTTATCATTCATAGTTTCTCCTTTAACTCTTTTAAATACTCTTCATTCTCCTTTTCCGTGTTCCGTTGTTCTTTCTCATCGAATTGTAGCTCATGGTACATGTCCAATCTCTTCAAGAATTTATGTTTATATTGCCTTAATTCCGCCCCTTCAACGACAAATTCTTGGTAGTAAAGGTCAGGGGTACAGACCATAATTACGCCTTTATTGATCCTTGAACCATGGACATAATCATGAGCCATGGCATATGCTGCAATCTGCAAATAATAATCCTCGACCCATTCTTTACGCTTTGGCCTATTCGATTGTTTAAAATCCACTATGGCATCTTCCCCATCATGTATGCAGACCAAATCAGTTTGACCCGCATACAATCCAGGATAGTACATGGTGACCTCCGATCCATAGTATTCGTCAACGGGAGCTAGACCAATCTCTATGACCTTCTCTGCCATTGTCTTGGCTTGTTTGCCAGTATCCGTCAAATCCTCGTAACCAATGTCTGTAATATGTGATTCGAGATACTTATGCATGGCAGTTCCTCTCACGCTTGACAAATTCATTATTCGGTCAGCTTCCTTATCGCCAACCTTCGCTCTCCACTCTTTTAAAAATCCCTGATCCTTGGTCCGTGATAAAATACTCGTGACACTCGGGAGCCTATAGCCCGCAACATCATATATTCGACCACTGTCCTCGTTTATTTGTTTACCGGTAGCGTATTTATATTTTTCGTTTCTTTTCATTCTAAATCATCAAACCTTTTAGGATCTTCTTTCTTTTCCATAACTTTATTAATTATAAAATAAGCTATAATGGCACCAAAAATCGTGGCACCCATACCAAATATAAACATACCTAATCCGTGATAAAAACTCATTCTAAGCTCATATTCCTTTTATATTCTTCCAAACTTACGACCTTTCCATTCATTACTTCTAACTTAGTTGAATAGTGGTCAATGATTTTTTGTATTTTATTTAACTTTACATGAGCATATGGCCATAGCAGCCGAGCTACAAAATAAGCGTCTCGGTGTTGACACCGCCAACGCCATTGTTTTTTCCAACCAACAGTATAAGGGGTTTTATATCGTTTAGGATTTACAGTTCCAACACCCAAAACTTCGTTAATCCAAATCAATACAGACTTATCCGTCATGGCTATTTCCATTCTAATAGACCAAGTTGGATATGCTTTTTTATTATGGGGTCTTTTTCTCATGTATTGTTTATAAGAAATCGAACCCTCGCCATCAAAAAGCCCAGCGATATAAGCTACACTAGTATTTTTCATTAGTTAATACTATCGCTGCTATTGTTATTAATAGTGCTATCCGTTGATATTGTTTCGTAAAACTCACCTTCTGAGTCACAATCCCAACACTGTTGGACTTCACTATTCTTTCTAAAATCTTGTGACGTGTCTCCTGTCGCCACTCTTATGTAACCATTGCCATGGCAAGTGTCACAAATAAACTTAACTACCTTTTTTAATTTTACCATTTAATTTTCTCGCTTCCTTGTTTGCTAACACTTCTATTGTTTTAGATATCGACAATTTGCCATCGGGCAATAATACTTTCGACAAAGCTTCTAAAATAGAATATGTTTCTTTTTGGAGCGAAACATTTTTATACTTACTCATGT